CTTTACACAAAGCTCAGCAACTTCTATTGCGGCTGCAAGTACAATTACATTCCAATTTGGTTTACCTGCTTATGCACAACCTGGTGAAACTGTATTCTCGTTCATTGCGGCTCCGGGCGGCGCACAAACATTGGACTTGGGTGAATTGAAAGAATTGACTAATACTACCCTAGGTGGCAGAGGAACTTATCCAAACGGCCCAGACGTATTAGCCATTAACGTTTATCGTGCGTCAGGTGCTGGTAGTATTCCTACTAACATTGTTGTACGTTGGGGTGAAGCGCAGGCTTAATTTATATCAGGTCAACAAGGTCAAAAACTGTTTGAAGTTTTGTGCGGATGGTTTTATTACTAAAACTATTCCGTAGACCTTGATGTAACGGCTTAGGCGCATGGTCAATGTTAACCCATGACCAACCGCAATGTTCATCGCTTAGTTCAGGAACAAATTCGTTTTGAATAACACATAAGTAAGTGTGGAAGTTAAAAACTTTGTCGTTAGAAACAAATGTTTCAATTGGAATTGTTTTTAATACTTTTGGCATTGCACCAATTTCTTCAGTAACTTCACGTTGTAAACCCTGCCATGGGTTTTCATCTTGAAGGTTAGTACCTCCAACTAGTCCCCAAGTACCAGAGTGTTTACCGTGAGCTTTTTGTAATAACAGGAATCGTCGTGTAGATTTAGCGTAGAACAATGCTCCGCTACAAACTATACGATCTTTTACAATTCCAGTCTCCATGATCCTACCTTATATTCGCCTTCAAACGATTTAGCCCATTGTACGCCATTCCATACAAATTGTATTCTAAAGTTTGTTTGGCTCTTGTATATATTAGTTTGCCATAGTAAGGTATCAGTTTCTTGAGCGGCGCTGAATATAACATGCCACGCGGCACCATCATATTCAATAATATCGTTTCCGTGTGCTACAAAGAGGCCCCATGCCGGTGTGCTTTGTACAATATCTTCAACAATGAGGAACCTATCACCTGCCACCGGATTAATCATTCCGTGTCCTGGATAGACTTTTGTAGGATCTATAATAGCATCAAATGTACCCCTTGCTGTAGATTGATCAAACCCTGCATCTCCAAACATAAAGCCATCAGAGTCAATCAGTGTATCCGACGGATATGTATCATTGTCCCATACAACTGATAATATTGTAGGATCTAATGAACTAATTGCCACAGTTCCAACAACATCGGCGCCATTAGGCTGTGTGATGAATAGTGTGCTAGAGCCAGCAATATACTTTCCAGGATAGCGATTAAATACTTCTTGCCACTCAATCGGTGTACCTTGGCGTACTGGAATATCTAAACTAGGCTCTCTTGGTAATGAGCTCTCAGCATGATGCAATAGTATTGCTTGATTATTGTAAACTTGGATATTGTAGTCAGTAATTGTCACAACTTCTCTAGCTAGTAATGTTGACAAGCTAGTCTCAGGCCCAACTAGTGGTTGTCCAAGTCCTTCGATATATTCATTGCTGTCAGTTTGTGAGCCACTATAGATGCTAGTGATAATTTTTGTAATAACACCAAGGTGTTTGACCTTAACTGGAGGGCTGATCCATATAGGAGTTTCTAAAGTTAGAGTAGCAATATCAATGGGGGTGTCTGTACCAACTGGGACTGCTCTGCTGGACCATGATACCTGTGTTAGGTTTAAAATAGTTAAACTAGTCCAGTCAATATAGTTGTCACTAGTTTGCAATTCTAAACTAGGATTAAACAGCACCAACATCTGTTCAAGTAATTGTAACTTTTGATCAGTGTTTGCAGTCCAAATATCGCACTTCATTGTCAGCTTAAATGGAGTTGGCATTAATCGTTCAACTGTATAGTTACGTCCTTGGCCGGTAGTGTATACTGGATTTGCAGGATCTGCATTATTGATTTCTCGTTCACGAACGTGAACTTTGCCAACAAAGCTACTATCACCTAATCGGTTAGCATCGATATCAAGTCCACTAATATAAATGCTCATACGGGGTACTGAATTAACTTTATTTTCACTATTTTGTCTAATTATGCTTGCCACTTGTCGATCTGCATCACCGTACATAACCGGCACTTGGTGTAGAGTTCCGTCACCGTATTTTACTACAAAGTTACTTAACACACGAATTGTCTGCGTTAAGTAACGTCTTATCTGACCGTCATAAAAGTGTTGCATTATAGATCCGCCTTTGGTCTAAGAGCTGTTGTCAAGCTCTGTCTCTGAGCTTCTCTGTTGTTACATAAACTTACCTTCCAAGTTCCAGTGTATGGAATTATTTGTTGTTCGGTATTGATCACAGGCATTGTTATGTAGGCTTTACTGCTGACATTGGTCAGCATGCCTGGATAGTCTGCGATTGTAAACGCAATCTCAGTAGTTTCTAATTTTATCACCAGGTACTTGGCAGTTGCAAAGGTAAAGTCAATATTAGTATTAAAGAGGTGTACACCTTCAACAAGTTTAACCCAATCAATTGCAACAGCTTCGTTGTAAATGTGTGACTCATTATTAATGAAACTAGTTTTAAGAGTCTGTCTAGAATTATTGTTAGTCATGTTCATGCGTACTGCATCTTCAATCTTAACCCAACGTGTTCCATCAAATCGGAACAATCTATTGGGTAAAAAGTCTGTACGCAAGAAGAAATCGTCTGGACCTGCGGTATCGGGGAATTGTATCCCGTGACCAAAATCGTATCCGTTGCTTGGAAATCCGTCACCAACAAGGTAGCCAGTATAACCAGTTCTTACTGGACGTTTGTTATTTTCAAGAGCAGTGTATGAAGTTATACTAGCATCTAGTTCTGTGGTTGTGTCAGCAGTATTTAAGACTGTTTTTCCGTCTAGGCCTACACCTAATGTATAAAATTGTCTTGTCTCGTAACCACTCTTTGGTGCATCAACTTCTGCTTGGTTAATGACTGCTAAATTAATTTCAAGCTCTTTAGATTTTGTACTTAATAAATCTGCAAGCGTTTGTCCCGTAGGATCACCATTAGAATCCAGCGCAGGTTTACTGAAAATATCAGCAAACTGTTGGCTATCTGTGACCTTCTTAAGTTTCAATCTATACAAGTGTGGAAACCATGTAGAACTAAATCCTTCACTAGCACGGCCAACATCTTCGATAACATAGTACCTTGGAAGTGCTACATCAAAGTCATTGAGGGCAAACTGGTCTCTTAAATGTGGTAATTCTATAACATCGCCACTCAACGGTTTTCTACCTATATACTTGATAAAATCGTTAATATGTACGGTCATGTACAAGGTGTCATTGTCAATAAACAAACCAAACTGGCTTAAATTAAAGTCAATATTTTGTACATTATACAGGCCGCGAATTCGATAAATTTCTTCACTGTATTTTCGATCTCTGTTTTCTAAGAATAACAAATCTTGGATATTTGTTTCCTTTACAGCATCGTAAATTGGCTGATCAGCAGTACCTGTGGTAGGATTTTTAGGGCCTAGGTACTTGTGTAAGTATACATCTGTTCCACCAACCTGAAACATCTCAGAAATCTGACGGTCGATAAATTTATAATCTTGCCCTCTTTCGGGCTTATACAGTGATAGTCTTGGCATATGATATTTATCGTAAATAATATTAACGATAAATATGTATGGAGAACTTAATATGGCAGATAATTACCCATCAGATCCTAGTGAATCAGACAGTACAATAGAACGTAACAAGGTATTTGATTACGTGCGTACTATGCTGGGCGACGGCATGGTTGAAGTAGAGCTTGATCCTAAACATTACGAAACTGCACTAGATCGTGCAATTACAAAGTTTAGACAGCGTTCTAGCAATTCTGTAGAAGAAAGCTATATGTTCTTAGAATTAATACAAGATCAAAACGAATATAAACTGCCAAATGAAGTTGTAGAAGTGCAGAGCATATTCCGCAGAGCAATTGGTTCACGTAGCGGGTTAGGTTCCGGCGGAACATTATTTGAACCATTTAATTTGGCCTATACCAACAGCTACTTGTTAACCGGTAGCATGATGGGCGGTCTTGCAACATACGAAATGTTTGCAGGATATCAAAAATTAGTGGGACGTATGTTTGGTAGTTACATTGAATTCAAATGGCGACAAAGCAATCATACCCTTACTATTTTACAACGTCCGTTTGCCGCAGGCGAACAAATCTTAATTCGCTGCCATAACTATCGTCCAGATTTTGTATTGCTACAAGACATTTACGCAAAACAATGGTTGTACGATTATACCCTTGCAGTATGTAAATTAATGCTAGGTGAAGCACGTAGCAAGTTTGGAAGCATTGCCGGCCCTGGATCTCCAATCACATTAAACGGTGCCGCTTTACAAGGGCAAGGCAAAGAAGAAGTCGAAAAGCTAGAAAAAGAAATTGGCGAACTTGTTTCTGGCGGAACTCCAATGACATTCGTGATTGGCTAACAAATAATTTGACCTTGTAATAAAACTGTTATATACTAG